GGCCATACCGGAAAAGACCACCGTATCGCCGGTGGCCGCGAAGTTCGCCGCCGTGGCAGTGCCGCTGAACGCGCCGATCTGCCCGCGGGCAGAGGCCGTCTTGTCGGCGCTGCCGGGCGCGCCCGGCGCCGGATTCGAGGTAATGCGGCCTCTCCACGGATAGGCAGGCTGCATCTCCTCGCCTGCATATGGGCTGCCTAGCGCGTTTCCTGCCGGTATATCCATCATGACGAAGGGATAGAGCGTGACCTTGAGGCCGCGCGACCTGATCTCGACGATAGCGTCCATCACGCTTTTGTCCGCCGGCGTTCCGCCATAAGCAGGACCGGGGCCGGATCTGGAGACTTCCTGCGCCGCTTCGCGTGTCAGGCCGGAGACGATCCAGGGCAGCGAATATTCGCCGGGATCGTTGACCGTCACCTTCGGACGGATCGTGCAATGGCCCGCACGGAGATCGTCACCAAACCATGTCGTCACCAGCGCCACATGTTTCAGCGCCGGACAAAGCGCCTGCAACTCGTCAAGCGCGGCCACGATGTCCGATCCGGCATGCAGCACATGCCGGTTCTCCGAAACTGTCTCGCCCGGTTCCGGCTCGCGCGTCACGGGCGCGGGCGACAGCCCGTATTCGGTCGCGCCGGGTATCATGCACACCGCCCGTATCCGCTCGTTCAGCCCGCCGACCGGCCGCATTACCTCGAACTGAAGCTGCGGAACGCGGTTGCCGAACTCGCCGAGCGGCAATCGCTCGAAAACGACATAAGCGGTGCCGCGGTAGGCCGGTGCGTTGCCCGCGCCCTGCTTGGCGAGAATCAGCGGATCGGCCTGCTGATCGCCTGCGCCGCGATGCACCCGGAATTCCAGCAGGCTCAAATCCAGTTCGCGGCCATCCGCCCAGATGCGCCGCACGCCCGCGATCTCGCCCTCGCACAACGCGAACGCGACGTTTGCATAGTAGCTATAGGTCGTCGTGCGCGGGCCGCCTTTGCCGCCTTGCCGTTCGGAGCGCCCCTCTTCCTCGAAGCGGGTCGCCCAGATCATCGTCCCGCCGACGCGCATGGTCCCGTAGACGCGCGGGAGGGACGCGCCCTCCTCCGCGGAGAAAGGCCGCGCACCGGAAAGGCGCGGCCCCTCGATCCGGCGCGTCCCGTCGATCACCATGCGGTCGAGCCGATAGCCCAGCATCGCGCCTGCCGCGGAGCCGAGCGCAGCGCCCAATGGTCCCAGCGCGCCACCGACAAAAGCGCCGGCGGCCTGAAGCAATATCGTCGCCATGTCCGTCAGCTCCTCTCGACCTCGCGCCGCGGGAAAGCGAATATGCCCGCGATGCGCCTGCGCCATTGCGGCACAAGGGGGGAAACCAGCACGCCGTGCCCCTGATAGGCATGGATGAACTCATCCGCCGTCACCGCGATACCGACATGCTTGGCCGGCACACGCGGCCTCCAGCGGAAAACGAGCAATCGTCCCGCCACAGGTTCGCCGTCGCCCATATCCGCCATATGCCGCCGCGCTGCATCCAGAAGGCTGTCCTCGCCGCCCGCTTCCGCCCAGTCCGCCGAATAGGGGCCAGGCGCCTCCGGCTCCTCTCCATAGAGCGCGCGCCAGACACCGCGCACGAGGCCGAGGCAGTCGCAGCCCACGCCTTTGCGCGATCCCTGGTGGCGATAGGGCGTGCCGATCCAGCGGCGCGCCTCCGCGACGACGCGCTGCGCATCAACGCCTTGTGTTGTCATGGAACGAGCGGTCCTCCGTCGAATGCGCCCGTCTCGGTGACATAGGCATAGGCGTCGTCGTTTCCGGGCAGGTGCGGAAAGCCGCGAAAGTTCAGGCTGTTGCGGAACTTCGCCTTGCAGGTGGCGAAACTTTTGTCGCAGCCGGCGGCTATGTCGAACGTGTCGCCCGCCCGGACCGCCGAATCCCCCTCAGTCCACAGCACCAGCGAGGTGCCGTCGGCGTCGTGGCGGAAACCGGTCACAGGGTCACGGCGGCCCATCCGCGCGCCAAAGGTCCATGTGAGATGACCGTTCTCGAACCAACCCTGCGCATATCCGCCCAGGCCGCCGACCAGCAGGCGGTCACCGTGGACGGCGACAACCTCGCCCGAAGCCGTGAACTCGGCTCCGGCAAGCGGGACGCCGCAGCGCCCATCGCCCAGTTCCGCGTCGCAGCCGCGCCGCACATAGCGGCCGGAAACCAGATCGAGCGCACGGCCCACGCTCTCCAGCTCCGCCACGAAATTCATGTCGGAGCGCCGGATACGGGCTATGGTCGCCTGCCCAATGCACTGGAACCGTATCGGGTCGGTCCAGTCCACCAGCAGCGTCTCAACTGTCGCGCCATCATAGAGGCCCGCCAATATATCGGCTTCGGTGATGCGCGCCGAAGAAATGGCACCTTCCACCTCCATGCTGTCTATGCCGAGGCCAAGCGTCGCCTTTGCTTCGCTGGCCGAAAAGCCCGCTTCCGGCTCGAAGGCGCTGCCGTCGGCAAAAACGGTGCGGTCGTGATCGGTAAAGCCTGTTTCCACGCCGTTGCGCAGGACAACCCGCCAGCAATGGCAAAGCGTAGTCACCGTCTGCCTGAGATATTCTTCGGGAATGCTCACGGCCTGATCTCCACCAGCGGTATGGACGGGATCTGCCCCGCCTCGAACGCGGCCAGCCCGACTGCAAGATGGTCGATGTCGAAGCGTACCGGCACATCGAACTCGAAGCCGGCGGTCACGGTCGCGCCTTCCGCCGGAACCGCGCCTGTCTCGAAGGTGACGATCCCGGTCGTCGCATCGACAGCGTAGTGCATGTGCTCAAAAAGCTCTGCGCCGTTCACCGCGATCCTCACCGAGCCTGCCTTGGGCTTGGCGATCTCGCGGCGATAAGCGTCCGCGCCGGTTCCGTAGCTCTTGGCAAGCTGGAAGTCAGGCGCGGTTCCGTCGCCGGTCCCGAGTTTCTGGTCCAGCGGCGACGGCACCTGTCCCGGCGGACAGGACTTCATGTCGAACGGATCGCGGAAACGGAAGCCGTGAAGCGAGCCGCGCCGCGCCTCGAAGAAGGCTATAACATTGTAGAGGTCGTCAGTGGAGCGCAGGCCGGTGCCCGCGTCGTAACGGCGGCGGGACGACTGGAAGCGCGCATTGCGTTGCTCCCGCCCGGAACTCAGCGCCACGATCTCGTTGCGCCGCTCGGGACCGCCCGTCGCGCCGAACGAGATCGCCAACGGAAACAAGACTTCATGAAAGCTCTGCATGGTCCGGCCTCAGAGCGTCCGTGTCCCGCGCGACACCGCACGAGCCAGCATCCCGGAAATCTGCGCTTCCGACTTGCGGAAGGCGGGCGGATCGGGCGTCGTGACATTGAACGTCACGTGGATTGTCCTGCTCGCCGAACTTCCGGCTGCCACGCCCAGCCTGCCGTCGGACGAACGCTGCAAGGGCAGGATCGCTTCAGCTCCCGCCTCCCCCATCAGTCCAGTTCCGCTGGACATGGGAAAATAGGTCGGAGAGGACACCACGCCTCCAGCCGCGAACGGCACGACGCCCCCCTTTGCAAAGGGAAGTATCCCGCCGAGCAGATTGCGGAAGAATGAGCCCGCGAGGCTTTGCAGGGGCGCCAGCCCCTGTTCCAGCGCAATCCCCGCCAGGTTCAGGCCAATCCGCCGCAATATGTCGTCGAGGGAGCGTCCGCTGATGGCCGCCGCCTTCAGTGCCCCGGTAAGCTGCGAACCGAAACGTTCCGAAAGGCCGGTCAGGTTCTCCATAGCCGAAAGGAATGGAGCCGTGTCGGCCTCGATCCGCACGGTTACGTCATCTGCTGCCATGTCCTATGTCCTCGTCCCTTTGTCGGGGAAAATTTCCATCAGCCGCGCCAGATCGCCCTTGCGAGGCGGTGCAGCGCGCGGTGCAGCCAAAGCAACCAGCGCGCTCGACAGTTCTCGCGGCGTCATATTCCAGAAGTCGCGCGGAGAAAGCCGCAGCCGGCCAAGGCCGAACGCCATCGCCGCGTCCCACGGAAATTCGTCCGGCCGGCCTGCTGCGGCATCTAGGGGTTTGCCGGTGCGTCCTTCGCACCGAAGGTCTGGGTCAGCAGTTCCGCGACAATTGCCGCGAATCCCGCCGCACCGCCCTCGCAACGCATGGCGCGCACCTCATCATCCGAAATCGCCGTGCCTGCCCCGCGCAAGCCGGCACCCAGGATGCGCACGATGTCGTTCGCCGAAAGCCTGCCGGAGGAGAAACGGGCCACCAGCGCGCCGAGGTCGTCGGAGGCGAAGGCCGATTCCAGCTCGGCAAGCGCGCCAAGCGTCAGGCACAATATGTGCTCGCGCCCGTCCAGCGTGGCGGCGATCTCGCCGCGTCGTCTGTTGGGGTGCATCAGGCTGCTCCGAAGGTAAGTTGCCCGGCCGATTCCAGCGCGACCTCAAAGGTCACTTCGCCGTCGTGGTTGCCGGCATATTCCAGCGCCGTGATCTGGAACGGACCCGCCACCACGCCGAAATCCGGTATGGCGAGTTGCCAGTTCACGATCTCGCCACCGAAGAAGGTCATGCGCATCAGTGCATCCGATGCCGCGTCCTTGAAGATTCCGGCCCCGGAGAGGGATGCGCGCTGGACGCCGCTGCCGGCCAGCAATTCGCGCCATCGGCCCGCGGAATCCGCGTTGGTGACATCGACCGTCTCACTGTTGAAGGCGAGACGCTTCGTGCGAAGCCCGGCCACCGTGACGAAGCTGGCCGTGCCTCCGTCATGTATCTTGAGCAGAATATCCTTGCCCTTTTGAGCGACCACGAATGGCCTCCTTTCAATGCATCATCGGAGTGTGAAAATGGAAAGCCGCCGCTCAGGCAGCAGGCTCGGTCACGGCACGGAAACGCAGCAGCCCATGATGGACCGACAGGTCCTCGTCGTAGAGAACGTCCGAGAATTCGGCGTGCAGGTTGACGAGGTGATGCCCGTCGAGCGCCAGCCCGGAATCGTGGAGGAGCCGCGTCACCGCATCCATCAACTCATGGACCTCCTTCTTGCCGCGCCCCTTCGACCACACATGCAGGGTCAGGATCTGCTCGGTGCCGCTCTCCGTGCCGGTGCTCCAGTCATAGATGCTGGTACGGCCGAAGGTGATGTAGGGAAACTCTACATTGGGTGGCGCGACGTCGTGGATGCGCACGCCGCCAAGCAATGCCGCGAGGCCGGCGTCACCTGAAAGTGCGCCGAAGATCGCCTTCTGCACTTCAGCGGCCGGCGCGGTCATCGGCTGCCTCCCCGTCGAATATCGTCCTGGCGTCCCCGCGCGCAGGCGGTCGGCCACGAGACGCTTGCCGCGACGGCCTTTCGGCCTGCCGCCGGTCGGCCATACTGTGCGCATGGCTCCGCATCGCGCGCAACAGTCCATCGAGGGTGACCCGCATGGAAACCCTCATCGGCCCGCCTCCCGCGCCGAGCAGACCAGATAACGGCGTGTCTCGTCGGGATCGTGAACGGTCACGATCCCGAAGTATCGCGCGTCCCGTCTGAGCCGCATCCCGCTGCGCACCGTCTCGCGAAAACGCATGGTGATGCGGTGCGTTACAGTCTCCAGCGTCTGGTCCGCGCCGAAGCGCATCCCGGCCCGCAACGGCTCGACCTGCGCGAAGACGGTGGCCACCGTCTCCCATGTTTCGGTATGCCCGCCGAGCCCGTCCGGCGCGGGGATCATCTCCTCCACATCCAGTTCGGTGCGGAACGCGCCCGGATCTATGAAGCGCATGTTCATGCAAGCCTCCTTGGCGTGTAGGAAGCGATCAGCCTGCGATAGCCTTCGGGAAAGGAGGCCGGATGGCTCTCCGGCCCGAAGCTCGCGCGCAGCTCGAACCAATGCCCGGCAAGCATGAGGATGGCGCGCCGAAGCAGGTCCGGCACATCCGTGCCTGCCTCGCCGAAGCCCGCGCGGAAATCGATCTCGATGCCGTTCATCGCCCGCAGGGCCGGCGGCCGCCTGGTGAAATGCAGGCGCGCCGGATTTGACACAGCATCGAGCTGATAGTCAGCCGGGTCGAGCAGCGAAGCCTCGCCGTCCTTGCCGTAAAGCGTCACGGCAAGGATTTCCTTCACCGGCCCGCGCCGCAGCGGCACAGTGCCGCTCGCCGGCAGATCGTCCAGAGCCAGCCGCCAGGTCTGGTCAATCAGAGCGAGCCCCGTGCTGCGCTCCACCTCGTCACGCGCGGCGCGCAGCAGGCCGCCAATCAGCTCGTCCTCGCTGTCGTGATCGATGCGCAGATGCGTTTTCGCCTCGGATATCGAAACCGGCTCGGCTTCGGGACCGGACGTCCTGAATAATGTCATTGGCTGGTCCTGTTGCGGAAGATGGGGATGACGGCTCCGGCGAGAGGAGCCGGAGCCGCCGGAGCGACAGGCGGCCGGAGGGGTGGCCGGCCGCCTGCCGGCATCAGGAAGCCGCGCTGAATTTCAGCAGCTTGATGGCGTCGAAATCCTGAACGCCGCCGCCCACGCGCTTGGTCGTATAGAAAAGGACATAGGGCTTGGCGGAATAGGGATCACGAAGCACGCGCACCCCGGTCCGGTCCACGACGACATAGCCGCGGGCGAAATCGCCGAAGGCGATGGGCGTCGTATCGGCGCCGACATCGGGCATGTCCTCGGCCTCGACGACCGGAAAGCCCATCAGCAGGGCGCGCGCGCCGGGCGTTGCCGGCGGCTGCCATACATAATTGCCGTCGCCGTCCTTGAGCTTGCGCACCGCCGCCTGCGTCTTGCGGTTCATCACCCAGCTGGCATTTTGCCGATAACCTGCCTTCAGCGCATAGATCGTGTCGATCAATATGTCGGCAGGGCTTGTATCGGGAAAGGCGCCGGCCTCGCCGGTGATGACGCAGCCGATCTTGCCCCAGGCCCAGTTCGCTTCCGCTACCTTGTCGTAGGCAAGGAACCCGGTGGGCTTGTTTGTGCCGTTGCCGCTGACGAAGGCGGTTCCTTCCTGCTCCGCGAAGGCCGTCTCGATTTCCGCCGCGATCCACTGGTCGAGATCGACCACGCTGTCCTCCAGCAGCGCGCCCGTCGCCGCCGGCATCGCGTAAAGCTCGGCGGTCGGGAACTCCAGCTCGGCCAGCGAGGCGGTGTTCGTCTGGGTGCGGCTGCCGGTTTCGGCGACCCAGCCGGTAGACATGCCGCTCGTCGCGAAGGGCTTCTTCAGCACCGCCGAGGAGACCTGCCGCACCGTGGCGATGGAGCGGATCGGAGAAACCAGCGCCAGCCTGCGGCCGATCTCGCGCTCTGTCTCGTCCGGCACCAGATAGCCGCCATCCGCCGCCGTTCCATAGGACATCGCCTTGCGTTCGACGGTTTTCAGCAGGCGCTCGTCGCCGGAGCGCATATAACTCTCGAAGGCTTCCTTGTGCTCCAGCCCGGCGGCGGAATGGCCGGTTTCACGTCCGAGTTCCGGCCTTGCCCGTTTCAGCACGAGGCGGTCGAGCGCCTTCTTCTGCTCGTCCAGCGCGCGGGAAATGCGGTCCACCTTCTCGACCGTCACCACATCTCCGCTCATGCGCGTCTCGAGCTGCGCGAGGCGGTCGTCATTCGCTTCCTTGAAGCTCTCGAACGAGGTCATGAATTCCTCGAAAGCTCCGGCGATTTCGGCGGAGCCGGTCGCGCTCTTGGTTTCCAGCTTCAGCATGTCGTTCGATCCTGTCATTTCCGGCGGTTCCTTTCCCTGAAAAGCCGTGCAGCCCGGCGGATCGTCGCCGCCAGGCGTCCGTGCGAATGAAAATGAATGTCCTTGCCGACGAGTATCGCGGCGGCGCGGCGGCCTGCCGTCCTCGGTGTGGCCGCGCCCTTCACGAGTTCCACGCGCGCCTGCGGCAGCATGGGAAAGGTCACGACCGAGATTTCCCAGAGGTCGGCTTCGTGGATGTGCCGGATGCCCGTGCGCGGATCGGTGCGCGCGCGCGCCGCGCGGAAGCCTATCGACAGCCCGTCCAGCGCCTTGCCGCGCATCAGCGCGTGGACCTCGCGGGCGCGGCTCGCTTCCAGCGCCAGCCGGCCGCGCACGAAAAGCCCGCGCCGGTCCTCGCATATTTCCGTCCACACGCCGATCGGCTCGTTCGGATCGTGCTGGAACAGCATGCGGATGCCAGCCGCGCCGCGCCGCTCGAGCGATCTGGCGAAAGCGCCACGCTCCACCACGTCGCGGCCCAGATCGACCTTGCCGAAGAGGCTGGCATAACCGCTGAAGCTGCCGGCGCTGTCCACGCCGTCTATGGCGAGGCTCACGAATTTGCGTTCGTCGGGGCCGAGCGCCCTGTCATTCGGTTTCAATATTTTCCTCTCTTTCGGTCCTGTTGGTCCGCGCCTGCGACAGCGCGCGCTGCACGAGGCCCAAAGCCCACCATGCGCTCAGGCTCGCGGCGGCCGAACCCATCAGCATCAGTTCGCTGGCGCCGAGCGTGCCTGCCAGGCCAAGCTCGGTCGCGAGCTTCAGGCCCGCCGTTCCGCCAAAGACGAGGCCGCACGCCACGCCGACGGCGAAACGGATCGCCGCCTCGCGACGTCCGGTCGGCAGCACATAGGCAAGCGAGATTGCCGAACCGGCGACCGCGCCCGCGCCCTTCGCCAGCCACAGCCAGGCCGTATCCGTTTCGTTCATGGGGGTTCCTCCGCGATCAGGCAGAGGCCGGCTGATAGCCCACAGCCTCACGCTTCTCGTCATCGGTCAGGAAGGTGGCGGCGTTGATGCGCGACCACAGCGCCTCGCGCTCGCTGGCCAGACCGTCGATCTGGTCGCTGTCGAACCAGAGCCGCAGGCCCTCGCCATAGGTCCGGCCCAGCCATGCCGAAAGCTCGCCCGCCACCCGCGCCACCAGAGGCAGCACGGTGAGACGATAGAACGCCCGGTTCGCTTCCTGATAGTTCGAATAGGTGTTGTCGCCCGGAATGCCGAGCATCATGGGCGGCACGCCGAAGGCCAGCGCGATATCGCGGCTGGCGGCGTTCCTCGCCTCCACGAAGTCCATGTCCTTCGGCGTCATGCCCATAGCTTTCCAGTCGAGGCCGCCTTCGAGTAGCATGGGCCGCCCGGCGCGCGTCGAGCCGGTATAGCCCTCCTCCAATTCCTCCTTCAGCCTGCCGAACTGCTCGTCGGTAAGGTTGCCGCCATCCTTGGGCGCGTAGACCAGCGCCCCGGACGGACGGGCTGAATTGTCGAGCAGCGCCTTGTTCCAGCTTCCCGCAGCATTGTGCAGGTCGAGCGCCGTCAGCGCCGCCTCGATGGGCGGAAAGCCGTAGTGATCGTCCAGGGGATGGAACATGGTAAGCTGCATCGCGCCCGGCCCGCCGTCCGCCGAAAGCGGTATGCTGCGCTTGCGCACACCCGCCCGGTATTCGAGCGCAGCCGGCCAGCCTGCAGCGTCGGCCACCACCGCAACCCGGTCGGGCCGCAGCAGATGCAGTTCCCGCGCGTCCTCTCCAGCTTCAAGCAGTTCGCAATAGGCGTTGCCCGAGATGAGCAAATGCCCGTACAGCGCCTCCATGAAGCTGCTTCCCGCCTGCCGCTGGTTAGGCCGCGCAAGAAGGTCGAGCAGCGGATGCGCGTCGAGTTCCGCCCGCCCGTTGTAGAGCAGCCATCGCACAGCGCCGGCCGCTTCCGCGATCAGCCGCACGGAGCGGTAAGCGACGGGGTTGCGCATATAGCCTTCGCGCGCCAGCGTCGCGTAGTCGCGCCGCGTCCAGTTCGCCTCGCCCTGCATGTGCAGCGCGACAAAACCCGGCGTAGCGGCGGCCTTGCTTTCGATAGGCGCGCGCCGTCCTCCCGGACCCGAAGCCCAGGGCCATTTCCAAGCCATATTCATATCCTTGCTAGTTCATCGTGCGGACGCGGGGCGTGCCGCCGCGCGAGAGCATCAGTTCGGTGATCGCCCAGACCAGTGCGTCCACACGGTCGGGAGAACGCCCGTCGGACAGTCCGTCCGGGCCGAAATCGCACATCTCGTCCTCCAGCGCCGGAAACCGCGCCGCGTGCATCACCCTGCCCTGCTCATAAAGAGCAGCGACCGGCTCGGCGCGCAGCCACTTGCCGCGCGTCGCCCGCACCGCGCGAACCGGAACCGCCGGGTCGATCGTGCGCAGCACCGACGCCACCATGTCGCCGCCCTGGTTCACCTCGGCCACGATGCAGTCGGCCTGATGGCGATGGTAGAGCGATACGGCGCGATGCGCCCATTCCGCAGGCCGCGCGGCGCGCACCGTGCCGTCCTCGATCACCACCGCCCTGCCGTCCTCGGCAAGCCCGGCGACGACGATGCCGCACGCGGCCGATCCCGCATTGCCGGTCGCCGACGGATCGACCGCGACGACGATCCGCGACAGGAGTGCCTTGGGCGCTTCCGCCACGGCTTCGAGCTGCGCCCGCGTCCACAGCGCGTCCTCGCGGTCCTCGATCATTTCGCCGTCGAGCTCCTGCCGTCCGAGCCGCGTCCCGCCATAGCGGTCGTTCACGGCGCGAAGGAAGCCGTCCGCCAGATTGCCGGAATTATCCGCCGTGCTCATGCGCGTCACCCGCACGCTCGGGTCGGCCAGCAACCGTCTCAGCAAGGGCACGGCGCGCGGCGTCGTGGTCAGTATCTGCCGGGGCCGCTCGCCGAGGCGCAGCCCGAACTGCAGCATGTCGAAGCACTCCTCCGCATGTTTCCATTTGGCGATCTCATCGCACCACGCGGCATCGAATTGCGGCCCGCGCAGACTATCCGGATCTTCCGACGAGAATATCTGCGCCACCGCGCCATTGTCCCAGACCAGCCGCCGGCGGCTCGCCTCGAAACGAGGGCGGTCATGCCGGGCGATGGCGGCGAGGCCAGACGGCCCGTCGATCATCACCTCGCGCACATCGCCCAGCGTCTCGCCGATCAGCGCCAGCCGGCCATATTTCCAGCGGGAGAAGGGCGGCAGTCCGCGCACGAGCCCGTTGACCCATTCAGCGCCCAGCCGCGTCTTGCCCGCGCCGCGGCCACCCATCACCAGCCAGGAGGCATCTTCCTGACCTAGCGGGTATTGCGCGAGCCGGGCAAAGCCGACCCATTCTCCGGCGATCAGCCCCGCCTCACGCTGCGTCAGGGCTGCGCGCGACCAGCTCCCGCGCATATTCGGTTGCGAGTTCGACGATGCGCTCGTCGATGCGTTTGAGGATTGCGGCCAGTTCGGCATCGTTCTTGATCGCGGCTTCTTTTCTGTTGTGTCCGCTCTGGGTGAATTCGCCGAGCTTTTCGAGTGCCCGGGTCAGTGCTGTCACGGCGTCGATGCGCGCCTTGTCATAGCCTGTTGCATGCCCCTCTCTTTCGATCGCTTCCATCTCGTCCATCAGCTTTTCGGCCAGCGCGGCAACGCGCGCACCGTGATCGAGCGGCCCGGTATCGTCCGTGGGCGAAGACCAGCCTTCCGCATCCGCCCGCTTGCGGATCGTCGTTTCGGCCTTTCCCGACACCTGCGCCAGACGCCCGAAATCGGCCTGAGCGCCTTCGTAAAGCGCGCGCAT